GGGAGTGCCTTCGCGATCGCGTGCCCGAGCTTGTCGAAGTCGATCTGCTGTGACTGGGCGGGCAGGAAAGTGCGGTTCGCGGCGAGGGCGGCGCGGGTGTTGCGGTTCGATTCGATCCGCTCTCCCCCACCGAGGTTGACCAGCTCGGGGCCTTCCTCCCCGACGACAGCCCACCCGGACTTCGCGTTCTTGGTGCCGTCCTTGTACCAGTTGTTGCGCTCCCAGAACCTGCGTGCACCCCTGACGTCGCCGTAGCGCTGCTGGATGTACTTCAGGCCCGCCTGGATCTGCTTCAGCGGATCTGACGTCTTGGTCGCACCGACCGAGCCCCACGTGCTGTTGAGGAACTGGAACAGGCCGTAGGCGGTGCTGGTGGGGTTCTGGGCGTTCGGGTTCCACCCCGACTCCTTCGTGACCAGCCAGTCGAGATCCGACCACTGGTCGCCCCACCCCATCTTCTCCAGGACTTCGCGAGCCATCTGCTTCACAGGCCCGTTCGCGGCACCGGGGATGCCCCCGTCACCCATCAACTTCCCGTAATCGGTGGCCTTCTTGATGAGGCCGTCACGGGTCGCGTTCATGATGCCCGTGCCGAGCTGCCGGGAGAATCCGCCCCCGCTGAGCTGGCCGGTGTGCTTGTTGATGATCGAGCTAACCTGCTTGCGAGCAGCCCGCTCGTACGCCTTCTCGAGATCCCCACCAGCGGACACGCCAGCACGATCGAGGAACGGGTGCGGGATGAACACATCCCCATCCCACGCACCTGCAGGACCACCCGTCGCACCACCCGGAACGTTCCTGTTCGCCCAGTGCACGTGGTTGTAGTGCATGGACCGGACCGCGCCCGTGTACATGTAGTTGCGGCCGTTCTTGATCTGCCGCCCGTTCAGCGGGGAGTAGATGATCTCGTTGCTGTTGCCGTAGTTCCCGATCAGCCAGCTGGCGATCTGCCCCATCGTGGACGTATCCATCGAATATCGTCCGGCGAGATCCACGGCCATGCCACGCGAGTGGTAGGAGGAGTTGCCGGACGCTGTGCGGGACCCGCCACGGTAGGCAGACGTGAGTCGCGACTGCGGGAATGCGCCCTTCACGATCGACCACAGGCCACGCCACACACCGGAGTCTGCGAACGCGTTCACGCCCCGCCTGGGCGCGGAAGACGGCATGACGCCACCGTCAGCGAAGTGCATGGCGAGATCCAGGTGCTCATGATCCCCGCGACGCGCAGCATCGTTCAGCTCCTTCACGCCCCGTTCCCCACCGACTGCGCGGGTGAACTCCGGCCTCATGATGGCCTCGCCACCGCTGAGGTACAGCGAGCCGGCGGTCGGGCTGTAGAAGGAGTGCACGTCCCGACCCGGCGTGTATCCGGGCATGACGCCACCCGTGTAGAACGAGAGCTTCTGCGGCGACGACAGATCGACCCCGACGTCACCGAACGCCTTGTTCACGCTCGACGTGAACTTGGCGAGGACGTCGATGAGGGAGTTCATCTTCCCGCCCAGCTCCGGCCGAGCCTCACGCATCTGCGTGTTCATGCCCGACCGGATGCCACGGAACGCCTCGTTCGACGTGTCCTCCATGATCGAATGCGCCGACCGGTTGTGCTCCTTCAGCACGCCCATGTGACCGGAGTAGTCGCCACTCAGCCCGGTCATCGTCGTGTTCGACGCGGACCGCATGGAGGTGAGCTTCTCGCCCGTCGTCACACGCATCGACTCGAACTCAGCCCGGTTGCGGTCACGCATCTGCGTCTGCTTGTCCGCCATGACAGCCCGCATGGCTTCCTGCTGTGTCGCCACAGCCGTGCGGGACTCCGTCTGCTTGCCGAGGACGACCGCCCGCATCTGCTCCTGCTGCTGGGCTGTGATGTCCCGCATCGAGAACTGCTTCGCGGACGTGTCGGTGAGCATCGACGCCCACCCATCCGACACCGCAGTACGCATCTCCATCATCGACGCGAGCGTGATCGCGGACATGTCCTGCATCGCCGCACCCGCAGCCATCGCGTCCGCATCCACCACGGGGTTCGCGGACATGTCGATGTCGTAGCGGAGGTTCGGGACAGCGAAACCGGCCAAGGTGGACGCGGCGTCCGCGACCATTGACTGGCCCGACAGCATGCCCTGCGCCAGCCCCTCAGCCGTGAACACACCCAACTCCGCCATCACCCGAGACGGTGAGCGGATGCCAAGCACCTGCTTGAACACGGCCTCCATGCCCTTGGCCAGAGCGGCGATCTGCTTCTCGATGTTCGCCTGCTGGGACTCGAGCCCCTTCACGACACCCTGCGCGGCGTCGACGCCACCCTTGTAGAACCCGCCGGTGACGTACTTGCCGGCCTGGGCCGCGTACTTCTCGATGCTCGCGTAGGACGCGTTGATCGACTTCACGTCGGCGCCGGTGCCTGCGAGGAGGGCGTCCGCCATCTCGATGGACGCCTCGATCGACCCGGCTTGCGCGACCTCATGCAGGATCGCGCCGGAGTACCCCATCTTCTGCAGCTGTCCGAGCTTCTGCATGAGGGCCTTTGCCCGCGCGGCGGCTGCGGCGGCGTTCGTGCGCACACCGGACACGCCACTGGTCTGGGTCCACACACCGCGGGCGTTCTGAGACCACTGGGAGGTGACGTCGAGGTCGAAGGCCTTGCTGGTGATGGAGCTCGCGACGGACGACTGGATGCCCTCGAGTTCCTTCGCCTTGTCCTGTGCCGTCTTCAGCTTCTCTTCGACTCGCTCTGCCTGCGAGTAGAGGCGCTTCAGATCAGACTCGAACTTCCGGGCACGCGTCGTCGCCACATTGCGAGCACTCTTCGACAGGTCCTCGTTCTTACCCAGACCGAACAGCCGATCGACCGCGGAGTACCCGCCGCTGAGCGACCCGGTCACCTGGTCACGGATGCTCCCCCGCCGCACATCCGTACGGAGATCGGTACGCAGACCCGCCACACGCTCACGGCGGGCCCGCTCTTCCTCCGCCCTGCGATCAGCCTCACGCTGGCGCTCCTCAGCACGCCGCACAGCCTCACGCGCCTGCTCGACACGCTTCTGGGCGGCCTCACGCCGGCGGTCCTCCGCCGTCGTCGTCTGCCCGCGCTTCTGGATCCGCTCGAGATCGCGTTCCGCGTCCGACAGTCGACGCCGTGCCGAGGAGACACCGCCCTGCGCCATGAAGTCAATGCCGGGCATGCGGCGCATCGTCTCCAGCAGGATCTGCCGCGATCGCGCCGAACCGTCCAGCGGGATGAACGCCTCCGGCACATCTGAACGGTCACCGACGACGCGCCAAGTGTTCGGGGGCACCATCTGCGCGATGGGGTCCATGAACCCGCCAGCTGCGAAGTAGTCGATACCGCCCGCAGCGCGAGGCTTCCATGGGCCTGGCTGGCCTGGCGACGGACGATACAGGGGTCCCGAGTTGCTGGACCGGTTTGGGTTCAGCAACTCGGAGTGCATGTTGGTCACCTTGGAGTCGGTCACCATGTCGACCTTGACCGTGACGCTCGTCGGGATCTTGTTCACCGCATCGGCGGTGTTCTTCGCCTGCGTCTCAGCCGAGTCGGACATCCACGTCTTGATGTCCACACCATCAGGGATGCCCAGGACCTCGCGGGCCAGCTTGTCGGCCTCATCGCCCGTCTTGCCGAACTGCCCCGCCGCGGTGACCAGGTCGTCGTATGTTGTCTGGAGCTGCCCCTGTACCTCCTTCTGCGACGCATTGTTCTCCGCCATCGACTGCGCGGCGCGCATGCCAGCGTCCGCGATCGCGTCGAACGCGGCCTGGTTCGCGGATCCCTTCTCGGTGGTGATGTCCATCGAGGTGCCGTTCTCCTTGATGGACTCCGAGATCCCACGAACGGCTTCCTCGTAGCCACGGAGCGCGTCACGCTCGGACAGCGTCGCTAGTCCCAGGGCGAGGAGCCCATCGAGCATGTCCGTGAGGGACTGGCCGGCCTCAGCGGCAGCGTCACCGATGCCCTCAATGCCGCCCTGCACGCCCGCATCCGGGGGCTGGATCTCTCCGAGCGCGATCTTCGCCAGCGTCGCGTTGTCCGTCGTCAGCCCAAGAGTCTGAGCCTGCTGGATCAGCTGGTCCTTGTACGGCGGCATGAGGTCGATAAGGTTCGACACCGACTCCGCAGTTCCGTCGGTCGCCGCGACCATCTGCTCGAATGACGCACGCGCCGCCGGGGCATCAGTCGACTGCAGGAGGGCAAGCTGTTCGCCCAGTGCGGAGAACCGCTCCCTTGCCTGCTCGGTGCTCGACTGCATGTCCACCATGCCGAGGGACACGACCCGGGTCACGTCCGTCACCACGTCATCCATGACGCCCCACACGTTCGGGTTGATGACCTCGTTGACGGCATTGCCGAACTCGCCAAGATCGCCCTTGGTGGCGACGAGATCGGTGAACGCCTCGTTCAACGTCGAGATGTCGATCTTGCTGGCCGCGATCTGCCCGGACAGCAGCTGCAGCGCGTCCGCCTGCGCGCCCGTCGCGGCGACGGCCTTGTTTCCCCACTCGGAGAGGGGCTGACTTGCCAACGCGACTGCAGTGAGTCCGACTGCGGCGGTCGTCGCGATCCCACGGAGGCGACCCAGTGAGCCGTTGAGCTTCCCCAGGACGCCCGTGGAGTTAGCGGCCGCAGTGCGCAGAGTCGTCACAGCGGTCACGGTCTCCGCCAGCCGCGGGATCAGAATGAGCGCTCCGCCAGCCAGGAGAGCGGCAGTCCCCGCAACCCCAGCGAGTGCAGCTCCGACCTTCACAACCGGGGCAGGGACTCGATCGACAGCCTCGGTCAGCGAGACGACGGCATCTGCGGCGTTCGCGAGCATCGGCAGGAACGTCGCGCCGATCTCGATACCGGCGTCCTTGAGTGCATTGCCCGCCATGCGTATCCGCGACTCAGCCGTCTCGTACCGCTTCGCTGCCTCCTCCGCGAGGGCAGTGCCGCGCTCGTACTCGTCATTGCCCATCTTGAGCGACGACACGAGGACGTCGTTCGCGGACGACAGACGCAGCAGAGCATCCGACTCGCGGATACCCGTGATGCCGAGATCGGAGAGCGTCGCGTTGACGTTCTCACCGTTCGCCTGCGCACCCTGCAGCCCAGCGATGAACCGGGCCATCGTGCCCGCAGAGTCATCGCCCCAAGCGTCAGCGAAGTCCTTCGCAGACATTCCGGCGATGCGGGCGTACTCGTTGATGGAGTCGCCACCGTCAGCGACGGCGTTGCCCATCCGCTTCATCACCTGCGAGATGGCGGTACCGCCGGCCTCCGCCTCGATACCCACCGAGGAGAGTGCGGTCGCGAAGCCGAGGACGTCACCCTCGGACATCCCGGCCTGCCGTCCTGCACCGGCGATGCGCATGGACATCTCGACGATCTCAGCCTCTGTCGTCGCGAAGTTGTTGCCCAGCCCGACGACTGCGGCGCCAAGCTTGCCGACGTCCTTCTGCCCCGTACCCATGATGTTCATGAACCGGGCGAGACTGGTGGCGGCCTCTTCAGCGGAGAGGTTCGTGGCCTCTCCCATGTCGATCATGGTCTTCGTGAACGACACGACGTTGTCCGTCTGGATGCCTAGCTGGCCTGCGGCCTCAGCGACGGCGGCGATCTCTTCATGCGAGGCGGGAAGGGTCTTGGCGAGGTCCCGCAGGCCCTGCTCGATCTTCGCGAGCTGATGGGGTGTGCCGTCGACGGTCTTGAGGACGCCCGCCCATGCGGATTCCCAGGACACTGCGGCCTTCGTTGCAAGGCCCAGCCCTCCGACGACGATCGCGCCGAACCCTGCAACGGCGGTGCCGACCTGGGTCATCTCACTGCTGTACTGGGTGGCCTGCTTCGTCAGAGTGCCGAGTCGGGATGTCGACTTGTCCCAGGACGTTTCGGTCTTCTTCGCAGCGTCCTCTGCCGCCTTCCCCGCTGCGGCCATGTCGGCCTTGAAGTGATTGACCTCTGCACGGAGAACGGCCTTGAGGCTGCGAGTTTCCAACACGACCTCCTATGGGACTATTCGGGTATGGAGAGAAAACGGGAATGGCTAGACACGGCTGGTGAGAAGTCGTTGTCTAGGAAGTGGCGGAGTAGCCGATTCAGCAGCAAGAAGATCCCGCCCGCGAGCAATAACGCAGAGCCCGAGAAGTCAGACAATGCGAACGATGGATTCGACTCGTGTCTCAAGCTCGGGTGCATCTGGGCGCCGCTCACGCTGGTGGCGCTCTTCGTGATCCTGCTGATCTGGGGTTCAGTGACGCCGATGAGTGAAGAGCAGGAGGCCGAGGAGGTCGGGACTGCCTGCTACACGGCTGTGAAGCAGCAGCTCAAGGACCCGTCCTCCGCGTCATTGACAGACACCGGTGTGGTCGCTGGGGATCGCGACGGGAACACGTGGAAGGTTGAAGGCACCGGGACCGCCACGAACAGCTTCGGCGGTCCGTCATCATTCACGTGGAGCTGCACCGGGTTCATTGACAGCGATGACGACGCACGGGTGACTGCGACCGTGACCGAGTGAGTCAGCCTTCGGGGACGAGGTAGGGGCGCTGGCCCGCACCGGGCTTGCCCTCGAACTCCTCCAGCTCCTTGCACCCAGAGCACTCGAGGAGTTCCACCTCGTAGCTGTGCGGGTCATCCCCCGTCGTGTGAGCGAGGGGCTGCCCGCATCCCTTGCAGATGCCCTGCTCGTACACCGTCAAGGCCATCGCGATGATGCGGTCCTTGAACGTCCACTTCGACTGAGGTTTCTTCTCCCCGCGCAGCACCGACAGCGAGACACCCCACTGTCGGGCTGTGCGGGCCTCAGTCAGAGACTGGTCTCCTCGTCCTTCGTTCCACTCCTTGACGATTTTGGGATGGACGCCTCCGGATCCCGCGACGTCAGTTCGTAGAACGCGGACTGCAGCTTCTGCACCTGCCCCTCACCCATGACCTCGCTGATGCGGCGCATCTGGTCAACGGTGAGCACCGGGTCGATGAGAGCCGCGGCGAGGACGTGGAGGCCCTCCTCGTGGAAGATGATCGCCCGCGCCGCGGCCTGGGAGGCCTGGCGCATGGCGTCCTTGATCGTCTGCGTGTCCTTCTCCTCGTCGCGGGTAAGCTGTTCCTTCGCCCACGCACGCGCCTTCTTCGCCGCCTCATCAGCACGGTCCTTGGATGCCTTCCTGGCTTCCTCCGTGATCGCATCCACACGCTCACGGCCCAGTGCCTGCAGGACGAACGTGTGTGCGGACTCCTCCAGCTCACGAGTCAGCATGTCCCGCTGCTCACGGAGATCGTCCGCACCGTCGGACTCTCCCAGGGGCGCGTCCTCTTCGCGGTCGGACTCGAGGAGCATGATCTGCCGGTCGAGGTGGTTGATCTCGCCTGCGAGATCGGGGCGCTGGAAGATGGTGACCTTCGCTGTTGCGGCGCGAAAGCCGCTCACGAAGTCGTCGACGTTGAACTCAGCCACGGGACTTCTCCTTCAAGAATGGGTGTGGCCACGGGCAGGGTTGAGCCTCCCTCCCCACCGCCCGTGGCATGGAAAAGGTGGGGAGGGAGGGGCTTGAGGGGTCAGGCAGTCGCGACCTTCAGGTCCAGGCCGGCATCCTGCACCAGGCCGACGTGGCGGGCCTTGATGTAGCCGGTGCGCTCCGACGCCTGCGGGTTGTCGAGGAGGACCTCGAACCAGGAGTACTCGTCGCCTTCCTCCCAGTCCTCGCGGGACTTCTTCGACGTGAACCGCTCCGCAGCCCAGATCGTCGTGCCCTTCGTCTTGAGCGTCTGGTAGACGGAATCGCCGACGTCATCCGGGTCATCTCCACCGGTGGTCGCCTCTTCGGCGGCTCCGTCGGCGGTGAAGTAGCGGAACGACGTGATCTCGAACGTATAGTTCGAGACGCCTAGCGCCTGCGCATTGCTGTCGGTGCAGAGTGCGCGCTCGTCGACTGTCTCAGATGCCGCCGCGCCGACGCTGTAGTCGGACCCCATGATGCGGCAGGACGCGTCGAGAGCCGCGTTCAGCTCTGCCGCGGTGAGAGCGTTGAGGTTGGCGGGCTTGGTGGGGAACAGGGCCAGCTTGGTACGGCCCTCAGCGAGTGAGCGAGGCATGGTTCAGCTCTCCTTCTTGGTGATGGCCGTGGGGGCCTTGGGTTCTGCCACAGGCTTGATCGGTGCCGGCCGTTCGTGGGCGGGCTTGAGGTAGGGGAAGAGGTTGAGGAAGTGCGCGGGGACGCGGGACTTCTTCTGGGTGCGGGTGTCGATGACGAGGACGAAGTCCTTCGCCGGGATCTTGTCGGCCATGGGTTTCCCTTCGTGAATGCGGAAGGCCCCCACCGGATCGGTGAGGGCCAGGCGGGGGGCTGGTTACGGTTGCATGAGCATGAAACTGAGGGGCTGGTAGAACCGGCCTGGTGTGATCGTCGTGTCCCACTGGATGGGCACATGCGGGTCCGAATGTCTGAGTTCCCCACCACCGGGAAGGGTCTGCCGGTTGAGGAGCCCGATCGTCTGCTGTGCGTGGTGCCGGACCGTCTCTACGGATGCTGCTGCGACCGTGATGGTGAGGTCTGATCGGGAGTCCTGGTGCGTGTAGGCGAGGTCCTGCTCCGCACCCTCTCTGGTGGGCATCGTCCAGATGACGATGTAGGGGCGGATGATCGTCGACCCTGGGAACGTCGGCAGGTCGTCATCGACGTGCCCGTCGTGCAAGAGAGCGCCCGTGAGTGCGAGACGGTTGGTGAGGTGGGTGATGAGTTCCTCGGTGGTCATGTGATCGTCCCGTCGAGGAGCATCCCCATCGTCTTCTCAAACGTGGGAACACGTCGGTCGAAGGCGGGGCCGAGGAACGGTTTGGGTGCCATGCGGCTAGTCCCCCACTCGAGATACCCGGCGTAGCTGGCGGTGGGGCCGATCTCCGCCTCCACACCCGTACTGTCGGTGGTGATGTCGTGGCCGATGCTCGCCCGCAGATTCCCCGTCCGCACAGGGGCGAACACCTTCGCGTCAGCGGTGATGTCCGCTGCGGTCTTCGCAACCGCCTGCCGGGCCATGTTCTGCGCCCTACCGGACGTCTTGCGGAGGTCAGCCGCGAACGCCCGCAGCTCGGAAGCGTCTGCACCCATCACGCCCTCCGGTTCGCTTCGACACACGCGAGGTCGCGGGTCCAGTTCGTCGTCCCGGACTCCACCAGCACGACCGTCAGGATCGTCCCGGTCAGTCGGGGGTCGTCGGGGTTCGCGGTGATCGTGATGAGGTCGCCGTACCCGACATCGGTGAGGTGGATCGGCACGCTCACTCGGTGGGTGACTTCCACCTCAGTCGTATACACGACGACGACAGGCCGGGTCG